AAAGGAATTAGTGTGCCCTCTTCAATCATCTTCTGAGCTAAATCATATAGACCATCTTTATCTACTTTAGGTCTTCCATTTTTAGTCCCAGCCTCTTCATTTTGAGTGATAAGGTTGTCTAACTCAGAAATAGTTTCTTCAACTAAAGCTTTGTCTTCTGCTGCTTGAGCTTTTTCTTGAGCTGTAGCAGGCGGTGTGTCAAGGAACGATACATCAACATTCTCTTTGGTGAACATTGTTTTTGGTTTCTCTTCTGCTGTTTTTCCATCCTCTGGGACCATGATATTAGCAGCACCTGGATTACCAAATAGTTCATCAATGTTTACATCAACTTGTTCTACCGTTGTAGTATCTTGAATTTGCTCTTCAAGATTAGTTGCATCTTTATTCATTTTGTTGGTTTTAGTTTATAATTTAATATAAGCAATAAACTTGAAAAATTTAAACACCCTTAAAAAGTTTTGAGCACTATATAGCTAACACTATTCTTTTTCATCAAATTTATTTTTATTCTCTCTAGCAATTTCTAATTGTTTATTAGCAATTTCTCTTTGAGCTTGTATTTTTTCTCTTTCAATTTGAGCTTTTGTAGAATCATTATTCATTCTGTTTGCTTCTTTCTCTCTTTGAAGATTCATTTGATCCTGGAATTGTTCTGAGTCTTTAATGTCTTTCATAGCATCTAAGTAGTCAGATTGCTTATTCTCATTTAAATCCACCATAGATCCCATACCAGCAGCTCTAATTTCAGCAACAAGAATATCTCTTTGTCTATTTTTCTCATCTCTCAACTCTTGAGCATCAAGTTCCATTTTCTTTTGTTTCTCTTGAGACTCAATTTGTTGTTGTTGCATTTGAGCTTGTTGTTGTTGTTCTTGTTGTTTTTGAGCTTGCATTTTTTCTTCTGCAGCTTTAAGAGTATTGTTAACTTCTGATACTGTATCTGCTTGCATTAGTTTTCCTAAATCATATATTGTAGCACCAGTGGTATTGTTTGTCATAGCCATTTGTTTCAATTGCTCTAATACCGCTCTGTTGTTAGCTGTAGTACTACAGAATATATTAAGTTCTCTCATCAATAAATCTGTTCCATTTATTTCAAAGTTTACTTTTTCATCATTGGATGTCATGTAGGAAAGTCTTGCGGACGGTTTTGTTGAGTGATAGTACTGTGCAAGATCTGTTCTCATTGTATGCACGCGAGGCATTAAGTAATCACAGTGTTGAATGAAGAAAACTTCAGTTTGAGCATAAGATGCTGATGCAGCTTGCTCAACTCCAGTAGCAGTCATTTGTGATAACTGTTGACCCATTCTTTGTGGATTAATACCAATTACATCATAAGCTTGTTGCTTAAAGTGCTCTGCAAGTTTAATCCTTGACATTAACCTGTTAGTCTGTTCTAGATCTAATTTTTGGAAATGTTGGAAGCTTAATGGGTTTTCTGTATTTGTAAGTGATGTGTCCAATGGTAACATTTGGAAATTCTTCATAGCTACATATGCTTTAGCTAAGTTATTTTTTCCCCAATCTTCACCCATTGAATGTCTTGGTAATGCATTTTGGTCAAGTAGTATTACTGTTCCTAACTCATCTACTAAGATATCAGCTATCTGATTGTTTACAATGTTGTATCCAATTTGATAAGGTTTCATCAAATCAAGTAATGCTGTTGACTTAGTATTTCTATCAGAGAACACAGCTCCTTCTACAGGAAGTTTACAACCATATAAGCTATTGTCACCTTTGAATTGAAATCTTAATGGACCAATATGGTTTTTATCTACACCAATATAAATTGGAGAGAAACCACCAGGATTGTTCATACCCCAGAATGAAGGAATATTAGGTCCAATTTTTACACCACCCCAAACTTCATTAATCCAAATCCAGTCAATGTGCTCACCATATACAAGATTCTCTTTTGATTTATTTTTAAATAATCTTGTATCATAAATTGGATTATCTGTAATCTTATAGTCTTCAGTTATTATTTCATTAATAACTTCACCATTATCTTTTATTTTAGTCAAGTGTCCAACTTTTCTCTGAGACTTCCAGTAACCAGTAGTTACTCTTAGTAAGTATGCTGTACCTTGATCATAGTAATCTTCACCTTCAGAAAGGATCTGATTAATAATATCTCCACCGTCATATACTGAACCAGCCATCATACTTGTATACTGTCTGTATGCTAATGAAGGCATATTAGTATTCCACTCATGTGATTTAGTAGCATCATAGAATGTACCATCATTTTGTCCACCAATAGTATATCCTGCAGATCTGATGGGATATATTGCTTCTAATGCTTCATGTTGTTCATCTGTAAGAAGGTATCCATACTTATCAATTACATCTGCAACTGTTAGCATATCTACTTTACCTACCCAGTTACCTTGAGAAATATATCTAGCATCTGGTGATTTGTGATAGAAAGTAACAGGTGGGTTCCATAATTCAACTTCATAATCATCTTCCATCATGCGGAAATGCCAAAACTCTCTATCTGTAATAAGCATGTCACGGAAACCTCTTTCTTCTAATTCCTCCATACGGAATCTTTCAACATCTACTTTATGTTGGTGAGAAGCCCATTGTTCAACCAATGATCTATAATCTTTCTTAAAGAAGCCTTCTATTTCAGGTAAAGTTTTGATTGTTTCAGGAGTAAGTTGTTGTTGAGCTTCTGGAGAATTAGGATCTAAACCTTGTTCAAGTAATGCAGCTTTTATTTTATTACTTGCATCTGCCATTAAAGTATCCTCAACCATCTTTCTTTTTTGCTCCATCATCTCATTATATGAGAATTCATCAACAGCTCTGTAGCTAAGTTTGGTTGATCTTTTAGCAAATTCAGCTACAAGAACATTAATAACATTTGGAATAATAGGATAGAACTTTAATTCTAATGCAGACCAGTCTTCTTTTGTTAATACATCAACAATGTCTTTCATCTCATTGTTTTCTTCAACAATATAATCTGACTTATCTATAATACCTTTAGCCAGCTTATAGTTCTTCATTAATCTTCGCGCATTTCTGCGGATTTGTTTTAAGCCATTCCACTCTAACCAGTCAAGATTCCAAGCCGCCCACTCTTCATCTTTCTCCTTTTTAGGAATAAATTGCAATGGTTGAGTAATACTACCCATCCTGTTATGTGATGCCTTTGCTCCCTTTTTTAATTGTAGTGCGTTATATACTTGCATATTATCTTAAATTTTTAAAAGGAGATCTGGTTACTTTACCTCCTAAATGATTTCCATTCCCTCCAATATGTCTGAAGGGACTACTACTTAATTTATATAAATTTTTTGAATTATCCAAGTTTTTGGCTGCTTCATCCTTGATTACGCGCTTAGTATACCCTCTATTGGAGTGTTGTATTTTCATAAATGCTACAAGAGCACAGAATGATACAAGTCTATCCACGTTGACACCATCAGCATAAGCAAACATTTCTTTGATTAACATGATGTCTGGGATTCTCTCTATACCATATTTTGTTCTTACAACAGTACCATCAGTTTTTAATTCCTGATCTAATTCTTCTTTGGTATACTCAATAGCATAACTTAATAAATGTGACTTAAACAAAGTACCGGTATTCTTCCAACCATACTCCTGGAACACGTTATTATTGGACCCTAAATCCTTTAAGAACATGATCTGACTCTTAGGTACAAGATACTTTTGTTTTTTTCTAGATATCATATACTGAATAAACAAAGAAATGTTGTTCTCTATTATTGTCCATGCATTGTATAGTTCAATAATGTGCTCTAACATTCTGTGTGTTTTATTAATATCATCATATCTACCACACCAAGCAGCAACTATTTTGTCTGGTTCTATGTAAGTCTCTGTTTCAATACCAGTAACTTTAGTAACTTCTACCGGAGCTTTCATTACATAAATAGAACACAATGATTCTGATGTTGTTGTTTTACCCTCTGCTACGGGGTCAATTGATGCATAGTAAGTACCAAATGATGGATTCTCTATTGGTCTTTCCCATACTACAAGAACTCCTGTTTTATCTTCTGTCTTTTTAGATACAGGGAATTCTGTTATAGGTCTTCTATTAGAATGTTCTAATCTAATATTTCCTTCGGCATCTGCAGTTATATCTAAGTATTCAGGTGCATACTCTTTATCTTCTATTCTTCTCTGTTGTGCAGTAAGAAGGTGAGTCGGGAACTTAGATACAGTCCTGTGGTCAAATGCTTCTTTTATATTTCTTGGATGCTGAGAAATCCTCAACTGATATGTCTCAGGATCTAATTCTTTTTTCCATGCTTCAAACTGATCATCTAAAGCTTGTAATGCTTCTTCTACTTTAGAGTTACCATTATGATCTATGTATGGTGGCATAGACCATTGTTCAGGTATAAATAAACCTGACACACCTGGAGTACCTTTATCATCTATCAGATCTGTCTCTACTGTGTATATATCATTAGCCACAGGGTCCATAATCATCTTTCTCAATGGTTCACACTGAGATAAATCCCCCACAGATCCTGCTGCAATAAACATACCTGTAGTAATCAAACCAGATCTCATGGCTGGACGCATATACTCATATGTGCTATCCATCCTAGGAGCAATCCCGGCCTCCTCATGAAAGAAGTATTTAACCGGACCCCCTACACCATTTGTTGGATCTTTCTCAAATGACATACCTTGGATAGTACCTTTGAGACCAACTTCTGTTTTTCTATCACCTCTTCTTACCTCAATTTTCTGTTGCCACATCATAACCTTGTCCGGTGACATAGGTCTATACCATGCTGTGTGCTCATTAAGGAAAGCTGCATATTCTTGAAGAAATTTCCAAGAACCTTTCTCATTGATGTAATCTTTAAGACTGGCACCAATCTTTAGAGTAACCCCTTCTTCAAACCATTGCTGGTTAATCAGCTTTGCCATATGGTAATATGAAGATGCTATCTGTCTTTTCTTTAGAATAGCTACATGCTTATAAGTTAATTCTGCTAGTATCTCATATAATGCCATGTGATACTGTGCATCCCGGATATCAGCAAAACCAAACTTCTGAATCTCTTTGTTAAAGATAGGTAAGAAGTTTAACCACATGTAGTAATCTCTGGTCATATACCAGACTTTACCTTTTTCTTTTATTAAGAGCCCTCTTCTACATTTAGCTTTTTGATCATCCCAATATTTAATAAAATCTTTAGATTTAAATGGGGCTATACAATAAACTTTGTCTCTGTTGAACTTACTAGATTCCTGAGTAAACAACATTGTTGTAGTGTCATTGAATTCATACTTACCAGGTTCTCTAAAAACATTGGTAAATAAAAATTGAGCAAACTCTTCTCTTGAGTTAAAATCAGTAACAGTCCATGTACCGTTGTCCCAAGTTGGTATGTCTTGATATATTTCTCTCATAATTATTGGTCATATCCTAATCCAATTCCTCCGCGCACTTTGCTGGATTGTTCATCTTGTAAGTCTTTGTACACACCTTTAAATGATGCTCTAATCTGATCAAAGTTTTTTGCTGCAGCAATAAGAGAATTTATATTACCATCTCTACCAGCAGTAATTTGTGTATTCTCCATATATCTAGCTAATCTATCTAACATAGATGCTATACCTTTGTATGCTCTAGATGTGGGAGTTTCATACATTCTTTGACAGAATATTAAAGCTATTCTTATATCTTCATCTTCAGTAGAAAACTCTGCTTCTATTTCTTGAAGTATAATTGATTCTTTATCTATCTCTGGTGTATTAAAAAATGGATTCATATCCGGATTTGGACATGTCATGTAAAACAAATACTGGTATATCTTTAAATGATCATCTGGATAGTTATCCATAATATCTTTTAAAGCTTTCAGTGTATAACAATGTTCTGTTGGTATCACAGTACCATTCTGAACATCAAATAACCTTGCTATCATTTCTTTTTAATTTTAATTTTATTATCCTTAATGTAATGCATTATTGCATTTACCTCATCTACTAAATATGGGACTGCTATAGGAATAACTTCTTTCACAACCGGTTCTCCTGTGTGGTCTCTCTTGACTACTGGATATCCATATTCATCTTCAGACTCTATTTCAAATGTAACATGATGTATAAACATTCTTCCAGGTTTTAATTTTGGATTATGTTTAAGCATAATATACATGTAAATACTTAATTGTACTGCATAATGGTTAAAGTTACAATCATCTAAACTATCTATTGGAAACATCAGTTTGTCTGACATCCCTTCCCAATTTACAAAAGATTCTGTTTTAATCTCCTTATTGGTCTTATAATCTATGATATTTATTTTACCATTTACTACTTCAACTAAATCTGATTGACCACAAATACCTGCAGATTTAAGATACACCATGTGCTCAGGATACACACCCTCTTCAAGTTTTTGTGAAGGAGCCATTTTTATACCACTCTCAAGTAAAGGTACAGGAGCTATAATAGGAACTGTCTTACCCTCTCTTTCTATAGAAGCAAGCGCACATAAATCAGCTTCTCTTTGATTATGATAATATGTACCAAGAGTTACAGCTCTGTCAGCTTCAGCTTCCCAAATTTCTTGAATTTTCTTTGGATCAATACCAAACCATTTAGATCTTTTATTCTTGGAAACTTTTTCAGCAATCTTTTTTGCTTCAAATGGTTTCTTAAAATGGGATACTAATGTTGTTACACTGATCCAATCAATATTATCTTCAGCTGCTAAGCTTTTATAACTGTGATCTGTTGCATTAAAATATATACTCATTATTTCCCTAATTGTTCTAAAGCTAATACTGCAACCTCAAAGTTTTCTTTATCTGGTGATGTTAGCATTGCTTTAATATTATTAAATTCTTCCTTTGTTATTTTTCCTACTTCCTGTAGAAAATCTGCATAATCTAGAGAGTTTCTTACAGCAAATTCATGTGATATCATATCCATACCATTTGCTCCTGTATACATGTGTATCTGTCTTTCTGGTATACCAGTAATGTTAGATGTATTCAAAACCTTCATTTTTTAATATAGTTGTTGCTAGTTCTTTTGATGCTTCATCATTTGACTCAAGCATGTTTAATATATTAACAGTTTCTTCTCTTGTAAACTTACCTTCTAATACTAGTATTTTAAGAAACATAATAAGATTATTTTTCTTTAAAGATCTTATAAGTGCCACTGTTATATCTTCACTTCCTGAATCATCTCTAATTGATATGGGAATAGTACTTATTGATGAATTATCAATAGGCAGCCATCTACCACCGCTACTACTAGTAGTAATAATACTAGATGTTATATCAGATGCAATTGATATTGGTTGGTTAAAAGGATGTGACATATTATTTAAGATTATCTAGTTTATCTTCATCTTCTTCAGTAACTACAGCTTTCCATTTTTCTTCTGGACACGCTGATGATAATGCTCTTGTTTTAAATTTAAAAGCACAACCACAAATACTGCAACAAGGTTGAGAACCTGTAAGTGCACAAGATTCCCCTACTTCATCTTTAAATTCACATGTATTACATACTGCTAATCTTTCTGCAGCAATCTCTTCAACAAACTCATCTCTTATTATTGAATTTGTAATACCTTCCATAATCTGTTTTCTATTCTTCCAGATTTCCTTTAGACTTGGTTTCATATTTAGATTGTTTAAAGTTGGTTTTTCTTTCTTCTTCTTTAGTAATCATTTCATGCAAATTCTTCATTGCTTCAAGTTTTGTTTCTAAAACTTTCTTATGATGATAAGCAGCAAATGTTGATGTATCATGAGTGATTAGTTTTGTTTCAATTGTTTCAATACCTTTTTTAACAGCATATGGTTTAGCAACAAACTGTCCTAAACCATCTACGTTAATTCTAGGATGTGCAAGACTTGATAGTTTTTTTCTTAATGTTTTATAAACATGTTCCATCAAATCTTCTACTAAGTTTTTATCAACTTCTAATTCTTCAGAAATTGTCTTATACAGGTTGACCGCTTTCTTGGGATTCATAGCCTAATAATTTATAGTCAAGTAATATTGTTCCTGCTGTCTGAATCTTCAATGCTGGGTTAAGCATTACTTGTTTTTTATTATTTGGATCCTTTACAACCAATCCATTTTTTTCAGCTTTATTTATACAGTTTCTTACAGTTTGTGGAGACTTGAATATCCAGTCTTCATCTGCAGATGCATCATAACAAAAATGAGTTAGCTCTATTGGCTGATTAAAACTTAATAGTGTCAAACAGTTTAAATCAGACTCACTCATTACTATACGGTTAATATAGCAATGAGTTAAGATCTGAAATTTAACCACATCCCATTTAGGCATTTTAACCTTTTTCTGAACTTGGTTAACTGTTGCCATTGTTATGATTTTTTAAGTTTTCTCTCTGCTGTAGGAGCTGGTGTTTCTTCTTCCTCTTCACGGTCACTTGTATCCTGCTCTTGTTGTGCCGCCATGATGTTAGCCCACTGGATTTGAATAGTAGCTCTCTTGAATCTTGCTTCTTCAATCTCAGTTAATAACTTCTCATACTTTGCTTGTGCTTCTAAGTAAGGATGTGACTCTTCATAGAAAGCTTTCATTTCTTCCTTTCTCTGAATTAATTCTTCTTGAGTCAATTCTCTTTCTTCTGTTACATTTTCCATTTTTTAAATATTTAAGATTTAAACAAAAGTACAAATAAAGTTTAAATTTTAAATATTTAAAAACTAAAAAATCCAGATGCATGAGCACCTGGATTTGCGTAATCACCATTACGGTAATGTGCATTACCTATTTTTAATTGTAAAATTAAACAAAGTTAAGCAGTAAAATTCTCTTGTTGCATCAATCTCAATGCTGAATAAATCCAAACTAGATATTCTTAATTTAATAATAAACTTATCCCATTGTTTATTCTTTGATGTCCAATTATTTCTTAGTTTCATGCAGCTTCAAATTCATTTAACAAAACATAAGTAACTCTTTTTTGAGACTTCATCATTTTTACAGCAGCTAAGTGTTTTTGTTTGTTATTACAAACCTGACAACCAGCAGACCAATTACCAATATTCTCTTGCTCACCTTTAAAATTCTCGTCCCAAGTAGCAGCATGAAAGTTAATACCATAACCAGAACCTTTAATTGGAACTCCAAGTTCTTCTGATTTTTTGTCTCTATCACCATCTCTGTGAACTAATATTGGTCCTACTTGTTTTAAAGCTGGCATTTTACCCATATGTAAACCATATGTCCATACATTATAGTACCACTCATCAGATTTAACTATTGCAGCACCAGCTTTGTTATATTTTATGAATCCACCTTCAAGAATTGGTGTACCAGGATTTGTAGTACCTGTTAATACTGTAACAAAAAGCTCTCCATTAAATATGTAAAATTTATCATCATATTTATTTGGAGCATCCTCATTTGATCTTACTCCTAAAATCCAATATCCTTCTGGAATAGACTTGAAAGATGGTAATGATTTTACTTTAGCAAGTAACTGTTTATCATTATATGTCCTTACATTAGTCATACTTAAAATTTTTATTGTTCAACTTGTAAATCTTCTACTGTAAACTGAGACATAGCTGCAATCAATCCACCTCCAAAGGCAACATATGATCCAGCTGTAATAATTGCTGCAGGCAATGCAACAGGAGCTGTTACTACTGCTGTTCCTATAGCAGTAAGTAATATACCTATTCTTTGTACTTTTTTCCAAAACTTAGGTGTTGGTGCAAGCACTCTTTCTTTTAAACTTAATCCTTCCATGATTATAATGTTTTTGGTCTTTTAATTATTAGTTCTTTAACTGCATCAGAAAGTTCACTAACATGCTTGGCAAGATTTTTAATTTCAAGCTGAGTTAACTCCTGGATAGCTTGATATTTCAATTGGTTCTCTTGTTGTACTAATTCAATTTTTCCTTTGAGTTTTCCAAGTTCTTCAGATGCTTTAGATTGGTTATTTATTAATAGCTCAATGTCTTTTCTAGTATCATTGTAAGCTGTCCTCAAAAAGAAACCAAAGATTGTTATTATTGTTGCTGCAACAAATAATATAATAGTAAGTACCATCTCATTCATAATGAAAAATTTTATATAATAATATACTAAAAAAAATTAAGATATCACTATAAAAAGTACTGTTCTCTGACTTCTATAGGAACATTATCCATCTCCTGAAACTTTTCAAAAAGAATAGGTCTCTGTGTAATAGCCAATTCATAGATTTCATCTAATGCTTCTTGTTCATTAGGAAAAGTAAAAAAGCTTGCTATGTAATCTGATATTTGTGGATCAGATGGTCTTAAACAAACATAAGCTTCTAAAGTAGGCAACACAATATAAGTGGTTGCAAGTGTGAATTGTTTCATAATTATAAAGAATAAATACCAAATCTATAAACATCAAATTGTCCTGAGTTAGTAACACCACCTCCGGATGTACCCATAGTTCTTACACCATAAAAATTTAAACCAACATTTGTTGCTGGTAAATTAGAAGATACGGTACCTTGTGCTACAGCACCAGTTTCTTTATTTACTATTCTGTAAATAATACTTGTGGATGCAGGAGCATTATATATATAGCAACTATATATTGTTGTAATTGCTGCACCAGCTGTTCTATTAGATGGAAAGCTTGAACCTAAATCAATTTTAGTTGCAACACCAGAACCATCATTATGCATGAATTGTAAGTTAGCATCTCCTGAATCATTAGCAAAAGCAATAGTATTAAGCAATGCAGATGGTTGAGCATTCCCAATATCTCCAATATTTAAACTTCCTACGTAACCTGCTAATCCCCAAAAATTATGAGTTCCTGTTGCAAATGCTGTATCAGAAATATTAAATTCACCTACAAACATAAATCCAGCACTTAAAATAAATTGTTGACCTGGCCCATTTAAACCTGAGTATCTACCTGTTGCAACTACAGAAGCAGTAACACCCATTCTTATACTTCTTACAGAAAAACTACTTCCTGTTATTGCTCTTGCAACTGCAGTACCTGCAACAGTTATAGTATAACCAGATGTTGTATCTACAGTTGTAGAGTTATTTCTATATGTACTACCTCTATAAGTCTCGTTTCCTTTTAAATCAGGAATCAAAGATGCTTGATAATTTGGAATATTTAAAGTATTTCCAACAAGAGTAGCAGCACCATTTGTTCCAGTTGTAGTTAATGTTAATCCTGTATCAGCAACAGACATTGTAGCCCAGTTTGCTTGTCCAGCACTTGTTATACATTTTAAAAATTTTCCAACACCTTCTGAATTATCTTGCAATTGAACAGCATAAGCAAATGGTCCATCTGCATAAAATCTACCAGCAACATAAATATTAGTATTAATTGGTGTATCAGATGGATAAGATTCAAAGAATGCTGCTATTCTATTACCAGCACCATCACCAATGTTAGAACCATATACTGCATTTTTTCCCGCTGTACTAGCTGCAGAATAGACACCTGTATTTGCACCAGCACCCACATATAATCTTGAGCCAGCTTGTGGTGTAATACCAACTCCTATATTTGTACCATCATCTTGAATTATACTATTACCTATTGTACCACCAGCTGTAAACTTAGATACATAGTTTGTAGAACCTGAACCACCTATCTTATTATTAAATGTAGTCCAGTTTGTAGAACTTAAATATCCTGATGTTGAACCACTAGCTTGTGCAATAGATAATGTCATACCAATACCACTAAGATCAGATGATCCACTTAATGGACTAGATGTATTGATTGTAAATGTACTATTTGCTGGAGTATATCCTAAAGCAGTAGCTATTGATTTATGTTCCCATAAACTAGTAGTTGTATTATAAAATAAACCATCATTGTTAGATGCATTTAAAGCATCTACGTCATGTAGTTCTCCTAATTCAAATCCATTTTGTACTTTAACAAAGATTTCTCCTACGGTAGCACTTGATCTGGTAACAATACCAATAAATACTAAATGTGCTGGAGCTACTGGTTTATTTGCTAAACCAAATATTAAGTTACCATTAGTACCTAACCATACAGGATCTCCTGCATTAGCAGTACTTGTATCTAAAGGTGCACCACCTGTACCGGTAAGTAAACCTTCTGTGATAACAAATATAATTCCATTTAATGCGGCTGAACTTGCTACAAGCCCCATTGTTTTACTTGATGTTGATTCTGATGCATTGGATGCTTTAGAAACAATCATGTTTGTACCATCTGCTGAACTAACATAAACTGCTTGTCCTTTTGTTAATGCAACTCCGGCTTTTACTTCATGTTGTACTGTACTAGTGTAGTTGCTTATCCATTCTACATCATAATTAGTACCACTTGCTTTTGCTAAAATATCTCCTGTAGCACCACCAGCTGGTAAGTTCCCACTTCCACCTAATGCAATCCAAGATGTTCCATCTGAATAATAATATTGACCAGCATGATATACTATTCTTTTAGAGTTTGTTGATGCTAAATTTGTAGTTATATCAAGTGTATCAGCTTTTAAATTAACAAGCTCATTACTGTTTAAATTTAAATCTACGTATAATTTATTAGAGGCCATTATATTATTTTTTTACAAACATAAAGAATCCCGCTCTATATTTCAAGAACGGGATCAATTAAAAATTTTAATTACTTAGAAACACCAACTTTGATAGTTGTAGGTGCAGATACACCAGCGTTTTTAGTTAAAGTAACTACGTTAGCACTAGTAATAGTAACAGCAAAGTTTACTAATTCACCAGCTTCATAAACTGCTACTTTCGGAGAAGAAGAGTTTAAGTTGTGAGTTACAGTCAATGTGTTAGTAGTCCAAGCAGCAGCTAAATAATCATCAGAGAAATAGATAGCACCAGTTTGAGCATCAACGTAAGCTTTAGTAGCAGCATCTTGAGCTAAAGATGGATCAGTCAAATTGTTAATTTGATGACTATCCATGTCAAGTGCTCCAGTCATAGCTAAAGAACCATCTCTGCTTAATTTTAAATCTAAAGCAGTTTTTAAATCAAATGGTCTTACAGCATAAGCACCAGTTTCAGTACCAGCAGCTACTTGAGCAGCAGATGCCAATTGGATTAAACCTGGAGTTGATTCTGTTGCAATATCAATATTACCTTGAATAACTACCCAGTCAGCTAATGTAGAAGCATCATCAGCTTTTGCAAATAATGAATCACCAATTTTAACTGCCTCAGTAAAGAAGTTACCAGCTGCTGTTACTACATAGAAATCACCTTTCTTAACTCCTGTAGGAGCTACATCAAGGTCAGGAGTGTTTGTTGCTGCATTATACCCACCTTTGAAATCTAACAATCCTGTTACATCATCAAGGTTAGCTACAGTTTTTACAGCTGTACCATTATGGTACTCTAAAGCGTTAGTAGATGTGTTGTACTGGAATCTACCAGCTGCTGTCATTGAAGCATTAGCTCCAAGCGTTGTGTTTTTTAATGAATTGTTCTGTAGATTAATATCTACATAAAACTTTTGTTCTGCCATTTTATTTTGTTTTTAAAGGTTACACTTATAATATAAGAAATTAATTGCAATAAACAAAACCTGCTACAGGTATATTAAATGATATCTGAACATTATTATTGTCTATCCAATCAATTTGAGCCACTATCTGATTACCTGAACTATCTACTACTTGCACAGCGCATTTTGTATTTAAGTTATGATTAACATTCCATACTGTTGCCGGAACAGTTTGTGTATGTACATAACTTATGTCTGAGAGAGAGTTTACAAGATCAAATTCACCAGATACTGGGTTATACTTATTCTTCATAATTATGAATATTGAATTTGTATTATATTTCTATTTCCATCATATGATAAAGTTTCAAGAATAGTTTCAAATCCATAATCAGTATTGCCAGTATGAGTCACACTTGTAACATCATTATTACCATTATATACCAATACTCTATTGTAATTTGCTGCTCCTTGAATTCTACTTATTTTAGATATAGAATTCTTTTTAATTATCTCTACTAAAGCTTCAATCAATAACTGTGTGGTTTCTTTAGCTACTCCTCCTGAAGGTGTAACTCCTTGAATACCATCAGCAATTTGTTGTAGCCCTAGTAATGTTTTCATTTGATAAGGAAAGTTATTACCCTTATTTCCTGTATCTTTTAAGTTACCTATTGACATGATATAAAAATTTAGACTATATATTAATATAACTAAAAAAAATAAGAAAAACAAAAAACCCCAGAAGTTAATCCGGGGTTTATGAATTTGTGCTGTAGGAATTATTCTGTTACTAATTCAGGAATAGAAGATTTTACCTCATCTAAATTGTGAATAGTATTCAAAGCAACTAATACTTTGTTAGCATCTGCTAAAGAATAAACACCTTTCAAGTTAGCAGCATTTAATGCTTGCTCTAATACTTGTACTGCTTCAATTGGACTCATAGTTTAAATTTTATTGGTTTATATTTAAAGTGTAAATATATAACATTTAAACTTTATACCAATGCTTCCAATTCAGTTTTTTGCGCTGGAGTTAATTCTTCAACAAACCATTCTTTTGCAAGCATGATTCTCAAATGCTCTTCATTGCGCTCAATAGCTGCAGTTTCTTCCTCAGTTAATTCTGGTTTAGCTTTTAATTCAGCAATTAAAGCTACACTGTCGTAAGCTGCTAATACAGATCTTGCTGCTTGTTCAGCTGTTACTTCTTCTACAATTTTTGTTTCTTCTGACATTTTATTTTGATTTTAAATTATTACTAAGCTAATAAAATTTTTCTATCTACACCATTAATTTTAACAGTCCATGTTCTTGTTGATGTTACAGTTTCTGTTGTTACTGTTCCTGCAGGAAATGAGTTAGATCCAACCACAAATTGGTTATTAGCATCTGATGCTGCAACACGGCCTAAAACAATTGAACCACTTATTCCATTTGAAGTTGTATAAGCAGCATGACCTATTATTGTATTAGAACTACCAACAGTGTTATTTCCTAATGCCAAATAACCTATTGCTACATTACAAGAACCTGTAGTTAAATCACGTAATGAAGATGAACCTAATGCCGTATTTTGAAAACCTGATGACCAATTATTACTTACAGAATTATGACCAACATAAGTATTATTAGTAGTACCATTTTGTAGTAAACGTCCTGCATAAGCACCAATAGATACTGAAGATGCTGTAAAACCAGCTTGATAATTTGAATAATACCCTATACTAACGCAATCATTAGTGTTTTGATTATAATAACCACTAAAACCACCAATATTAACATTTCTGTATTGATTGTTACCTTGAGCTGCTGCCGATGTTCCAATTGCAATTGAATTATCACTACTATTGCAATATTGAAATGCACTTTGACCAATAGCAATAGTTGTATTTATATTACCAGTACTTGCAGCAGCATATTCTCCAATTGCAATATTACTAGTACCACTATTTGTATTTTGTAAAGCACGATATCCTATGGCAACATTGAGATAAGTGGTAGCTTTATTATCTAAAGTTTCATTACCAAGTGTTACATTGTTATTTGTAAATGTTGGTGTAAATGCACTTGTAAAATCAAGTACAGAAATAGCTCCGGCTAAATAACCGTCATCTCTTTTAGGATCTTTAAGACCTACTGGTAATAAAGTTTGAGAGGAATCTACGGAAGTAACTATTCTACTTCCTTTAACCCATGATATAAAATTTAAAACATCCATTTTATTTTGTTTTTATTAATTACTAAATTGCTAATAGAGGTATTTTATAGTTAGCTCCATTGATTCTAACTGTCCAAGTTCTGTTAGGTGTGATTGTTTCTGTAGCTATTGCTCCTGCATTAGTTCCAGAAGATCCAACTACAAATTGATTATCTGCTGTTGCTGTTGCACCATACCCCAATATAACTGAACCAGTAAAGTTTCCTGAAAATGTAGTAGCACCTAATGCAGAGTTTTTAGATCCTGTTGAATTATCAGTTATAGCACTTTCACCAATTCCTGTATTATTATTACCCGTTGTGTTAGCCAACAGAGACCCTTGACCTAAACTAGAATTACCACCACCAGTTGTATTATTAACTAATGCTGATTCACCCACACTAACATTTGTCATACCTGTGGTATTAGAAAATAAAGCTCTTCTACCAACCGCAGTATTAAATGATGCTGTAGTACTATTAGTTAATGCTTGATATCCTACACCAACATTTTGATTACCAGTTGTACTTAATCGCAATACTTGATGTCCTATAGCAATATTATTATTACTTGTAGAGTTTCTTAGTGCTTCATTACCAATTCCAATATTATGATTACCTGTATTAGCAAACATAGTTTCAAGACCTATGGCAACATTGTTATATCCAAAAGATGCAGTTCCTCCAGCAACAGCTGTTCCAATTGCAACTGAATTATAACCATTTATATCACTAGTTAATGCGCTACTACCTATAGCTATAATATTACCACCTGCAGTATTATTATATAAAGCTGATTTACCAATACCAATTTTAGATGAACCTGTAGTATTACTTACTACAGCACTTTCTCCTACAGCAACATTATCAGTACCGGTTGTATTATTTAATAAAGAAACTGTACCAATTGCTACATTACGTGTTCCAGTAGTATTATTTTGTAAAGCTGCATTACCAACTGCTGTATTTCTATTAGCAGTAGTATTTGTAGATAATGCTCCTCTACCTACACCAACATTTTCTTCACCTGTAGTATTTGTTGCTAAAGCACCATCTCCAACTGCTGTATTTAATCTACCAGTTGTATTAGCATATAAAGCAGAAACTCCAATAGCAACATTAGAAAATCCTGTTGTATTTGCATATAATGTTTGATTACCTATAGCAACATTTTGATAACCTGTAGTATTACTATATAAACTATTTTTACCAAGTGCTACATTTGAATAACCAGTAGTATTATTATATATAGAGTTACCACCAACGGCTGTATTATCAATACCTGTTGTATTTGAATATAATGCTTGATATCCAATTGCTGTATTTTGTACACCAGTTGTATTAGACCGTAATGTTAAATATCCTACACCAGTATTATAATCACCATTTGTTACACGCAATGCTTCACTACCTATGGCAGTATTTCCAGTTGCTGTTGTAAGATTATATAAAGTTTGATAACCAATACTAACATTGTGTCCACCTGTAGTATTAGATAACATTGACCAATAACCTATTGCTACGTTTCTAAAACCAGTAGTATTTTCACGTAATGCTTCAATACCAATTGCAATATTTTGAAAACCTGATGTATTTTGTCTTGCACTGTAATAACCTAATCCAATATTACTATTACCTGTTGTGTTATATTGTAGAGCTCCTTCACCAATTGCTGCATTTTGTTGACCTGTTGTGTTACTTTGTAAACTTACATTACCTATTGCTAGATTAACATTACCAGTTGTATTTGCAAATAATGCTGCATTTCCAATTGCAATATTACCACCTCCTGTAGTGTTACTAAATGCTGCTTGATATCCAAATGCTACATTTGCAGCACCTGTTGTATTAGATCTAAGTGCTGTATGACCAAATGCACTATTATAACTACCTGTACTATTAGATACTAATGAATAATACCCGAATGAACTATTGTAACTACCTGTTGTATTTGGAAGCATTGCTCTATAACCAAAAGCACTGTTAAAAGAACCTGTAGTATTATTATTTAAAGTCTGGAATCCTACAGCTGTATTTTCTAAACCTGTAGTATTAGCTCTTAATGCCGCATATCCTACAGCAACCATTTGACCAGAAGTATTATTTCTTAAAGCTTCATTACCTACTGCAACACTAGCTGTATTTGTTGTATTTGAACGTAATGCTTGATATCCAAGAGCAACATTTTCACTACCAATTGTATTTTCATACAAACTTTCAAAACCTCCTGATAAGTTACGTACACCTGATGTATTTCTAAAAGAACTATATGATCCTACTGTTGTATTCTCATATCCTGTAGTATTTGCTGTAGATGATCCTATACCTACAGCAACATTATTATTACCAGTTGTGTTTTGATTCAGTGTACTAGTACCAATTGCAGTATTATAATTACCTGTAGTATTATATTCCATTGCATATGTACCAACAGCAGTGTTTGCAAGAGCATTGCTATACTCTAATGTTCTGAAACCAATTGCGATGTTTGCTTGACCTGATGAATTTGATGATAGGGCTTTCCAACCAATAGCTAAATTTTGATAGCCAGTGGTATTTGATTGTAATGCAAACTCACCAAAAGTTAAGTTAGTAGTTTGATTACCATTACCGTTATTCCAGAATGTCTTATTTGATTCATTATACTCAAGAAAACTAGGTAAACCAGCTACTATATTACCACCTCCTAAAATAGAGTTACCATTAATAGTTGCTAAGTTTAATGATATACATGCACCAGGACCTGCTGGTAAATTACATCCGTTAATATTCCAACCTTGTCCTTCAAATTTTATGTTTTGTGTTTGAATTGGAGGATTTCCGTATGCATCATATACATTTATTTTACCACCTAATTGAGATTTTAATGTCTCAAATGTTACACCAAGTATGTTACCTTTTAAACTTGATCCTACTGTTAAAGGTAAGACAGCATTATTTGGTACATTTGTAATAATATTTTGGGATGTTATAGGGTACCCAAAATTAAATTGTCCTGTAAAACTCATATCTCTATTTTATTAATTTAGTGCTTCCCAAGTAACACCGTTATACACTTTAGCTTTTTTTAATGTTGAATCAAAATACATTTGACCAGCAACTGCTGTACCAACTACAGCCTCAACAGCTGCATTGTTTACAAAACTTGGTAATTTAGGAACGGTTGGTATTAGATCTGATTTTTTTATTGCAACAGTAAGGTACTTATCATCCCTTTTAGGATCTAGTTCACCCACTGCAATTAAGGCATCATCACTGGCAGATGTAATTATTCTTCCATCTTTCTTCCAGTTGAACCAATTTAATATATCCATTATTAAAAAATTTATATAAACATTATTAATAATATACAAAAAAGTTTTGATAAAAAAAAGCCCCGGTAAAAACCAGGGCAATTTTTATAAATAAAAAATTTAAATCAATGCTACTGTGCAAACAATTCCAAGTATAAATGATATAATGCACATTGCTAATATTGTTAAGTTTGCTTTAGCAGTCTTCTCAGTATCTTCTTGCCACATGTTGTAGACTTTGTTATACACTGGAGTGCGCCAAAAGTTTTGTAGTTCATACAGAACATACAAAGCAACTAAACCTATTAACATATATAAAACAATCATAAACTATCAATCCTTCGCTGCAAATATACTAAAGCTTTTTGTAAATCCTCTTTAGTTTTAGTAGAATCTTTCTTACCAGCTCTTGCAACATACTTAATTACGTTACCTAAATAGAAGTCTTTATCAAGTTCCCATGCTTCCAAAACTTTGAAAACTTCGTACTTAGCATCAGCACCACCATAATGCTTTGGTCTTAATGCATCTGGTTGTGGAGTAGGAGATGTAATGTTGGTCCATTTAGGCATGTTGTCCAATATTCTTTTACTATAATCTTGAGGATCAACCCACTTAGGCTCTTCAGTAACACTTATATTTGTTTTTTTCAAATCTTTCATAACAGCTCTATTATACTGTTCATAACGTAATTCATTCATCTTAGTATACAATGGCAATATCAAACTCTTTTACTAACAACTTAATCTTACCATCTAGATCTATCTTCTCTGCTCCTTCTAAAGCAAATGTTTGAACATATACTTTGTCCCCAGCTTTTACTTTCTCTACTTCATCTCCCACAGCATGAATTTCTAACTGTGTCCATTTCTTGATAGCTTCTTTCTCGCGCTCAGCTTCTTGTGCTGGTGATAACTCTACCGCTGCTTTCTTAATCTCAGGTACGTTAATCAAAATTCTTTTTCCTAATAATTTCATGATTTCTTATTTAAATGTTATAACTTTTACTACGGCCATTTGTGCACTTACTAATTCACCTACCGCATGGTCAAATAGTAAACTTTTAATTGGATTTCCTGGTCCTTCTTGGTAGGTGTCTTTAAGAATGTTAGCTGCTTCTGCAAACAATTCTTTTACTTTAGCTACACCAGCATCATTAGATGGATTGAACTCAATCCCTACTAACTGCTCACCAAATGAAAGTACCTTAGTCTCATTCATTCCAACTACTTCTGGTAAATCATTACCAATCTCTACTGTGTTACTCATTACTTTTTTGTTTTGTTGATTAATAACCATTGAAGCCATCCTTTCAAAGCTTCCAATCTTAACTTGTTACTTGTCTTACTCATACTTATTTATTTTGTGTTCTTTTTACTTTTACAAACTTACTATCAAATTCATCTGGTGTATGAACAGTAAGTAATCCCTCAGCATCTTTCACAATATAATCATTGTGATCTACTCTCTTTGGACCAATGAATGTCTCTATATAAAGAGCCAGCACATTAGTATTTACAGGCTTGATAAACTCAGCCTTTCTCCCAGCAAAATCATAAACAGATTCTCTATCATCTTCTTTGTGTTGAAGCACATCAAAAAAATCGGGCTTCTTCATACATCTTTCAACCATTATGCATCAAATTTATTATTCATAAAATTACCAGGAAGCTCATCTACTTCTTGGAAGTCTTCTTCAAAGTCTCTTGCTAATAAATCAAATTTTGCTTTTTCTAATAAACCTACCAGAACTGGAATAGACATCTTATTAACTTTGGCTATTCTTACCTCAAATGTATTGTCAACATTTGAAACAATTTCCAAAAGAGTAATAGGTTCTTTACTCTTACTGTTTTTGTTACTCTTACTGTTTTTCATTAGTTGTTTGTTGGTTCAACAAATATAGAAAAATTATTTACTAAAAAAATTCTTTTTTGGTTGTTCTTTTTTATCAAGACCAAGCTTCTCAATAATCTTATTAGCTTCATCTTCAGCAAAGGTAATGGCTTCTTCTTCAGTATCCTTGATATTATAGTTATCTAAAAGTATGGCCATGTGCATAGTCTCATGCATTATAGCTGTACATTTTTGTGTAAGGCTGTATTTATTAAATGTTCCTAGGTTGATAAATAAGAATGGTTTATGTGGTGCTTTAGCAGTAAGCTTCTTGTCAGCTGGGTCATAGTTACTCCATCCATAAATGTATACACCATTTCCAACAGTCTTGTCTACTTCTTCTGCCTGAGCATCTTTACGGTTTAATCCGTGCATTTCATCTACCTTGTAATAATCAAATATCTCGGTAGCATTGTTACCCGCAAGGAAAACATACTTTCCCATGTCTATCTTTTTCATACAGTAAAATTTAATAACGCAAAGATATAAAAAAACCCAAGCAGTAATTCTTGATCAGAGAAACTTACTTGGGTGTTGCTACAGTTATACTTGACAGCTTTCCTGTGCAGAGAAGGCCAGAGAGTGAGCGAGCAGATCTTACGGTATGCCCTCCTGGCACTGAGCCTGCAGATTCTATCTACAGGGATGGAGTGCGCTTCTTCTAAGGCTCGAACTTAGGACCCCCAGATTAACAGTCTAGTGCTCTAACCAACTGAGCTAAAGAAGCAAAAACCCAGGTGAGGTACCTGGGCTTTCATTATTAGGCATATGCGGAAACAGCCCAAAGAACGACACATGCAAATGTAATAACTTTTCCTACATCACATATATTCTCTTAAAAATTTTTTATAAAAATTTTATGATCAGTAAAGACCCCCCCCACATGTTACCAAGTGGTAACTTACCCCATGGTAATATAGCTCTGAGAGATATGCTGGTATTTGGGTATTTGGGTTTACTATATGGAAGAGATGATGGTGGGTCCTCTATAAAGAGGTCCCGCCCCAACGCACAAGCCCCTCCACCCCCCACACAGTCCTAACCCTGAACTCCATATGTATAATATTTAAATATATTTTTCTTCCAGAAAAATACTAACCCTTACATGTACTAAATAATTAAAAATAAATGTTATGGAAACTATAAATGTAAAAGTATGTCCTGGTTCTCAAGATTGGTCAATTGGTTTGTTTGATATTAATAATAAGAATTGGTATCAAATAAATAGTAAATATGCTAAGGCCTGTGGTCTTAAACTTGGAACCATTACATTCATTGATTGTGTATTTAAGAAGAATGGCAAATACACAAATGTGGATAAGATTATCAGGGTGTATAAAGAAAGTAAGGCTAAATAGCCTTATTTCTTTTTTCCCTCTCTTTCAACTAACCCTTTACTTAATTAAAAATATATACTCTCATCCAAGCAGGTATTAACGCCAGAAGATTGATGTATTATTCATCTTCCAATAGGGACATCAAGGGTTGCAACCTTGTGAGAGTACTATACTGTTTCCTGATTGAACTGAACAAATGATGTTCTCATAGCAGTATTTTTATGTAACAATCAGAGGCATTCTCCTTAAAGGCTTTGGAGATGTAAGTACCGTAAACAGAGTTAGCCACTCACCAAGATCATTAAGATCATTAAGAAGGGAATACCATAAAGGTATTCTCTTTTTTTACAACTAACCCTTAACCTAATTAAAATAATTTAAAATTAAATATTATGGATAAAATTGTAAGAGTAGCATTGGCAACTAAGTTTGGTGACAATGTAGATGGTATAATTGAAGTAATTAATAACACACCAAATGCAGAACATGCTGTGGAATTGTTATTAGGAATATATGAAGAACCTATATTTAAAGCACTTCATACTTATACTTATAAATATAAGGGTGAAGCATTTAAGAATCTAAATGCGGCATGGCATGGTTATAATCCATGGACAAGAACATTAAGTGTGACTGTGTCAAGACCTGTTAGTAAAGAGATAATCATCTTGACAGAGAATAAAGATATAGTTAACAAGGATAATTATAGTGAGTATGAATTATCTAGAGAAGTATATTATAAAATGGATGGTGAACAATGGATGCGCAAAACTATTGTATTAGATGAAAAGGAAAATGTAATAGAATTCATTGAAGGTTCTGATCTAATAGAATGGTATGAAACAGAATTATATGCAGAGTGTTAAGCACTCTGTATTCTGTTTTCTTCCCTCTTTTTTTTCTAACCCTTAACTTGAATTGATAATTAATTTATAATCTTTAAATGTAAAAACTATGAAAGCAAAATTAGCATTGTCTACACCTAGTAAGAACTCTAAAACAGGTTGGACACACAAGTACATCATTACAGGTACTAAAGAAGAGTTAGATAAATTCATGAAGACTCAAAACTTCTTGGACTATCCTTTGCATGATGAAGTTACGGGTGAACCAATAGTGTTCCGTAATGAACCTATGTTATCTGATCCGTGTGATGTTGGAATCAATCCTAAGAACAATATGCACTATCTAAGTGATGCCGCTATAATAGCAAACATTGCAAGGGTGAGCAAATTGGAGAAAATGTCACAAACTATGGCAAATGCTATGGCACAAGAAACTGTGGCAGAAATACGTGGAGTATCTAGATTCCGCAGTATGAGTATTCCTGATGCGGAAGTGAAGGAAGAAACTAAAGAGTAATAACTATGAGTGCAATATGTGTAATAGCATATTGTACTCTTTATTTCTTTTTTCCCTCTCTTTTTCTAACCCTTTGTTGCCATAGTGGGAATATGTATATGTATTATATACATGTAGTAGTATAACCCACATAATATACAGTGTTCAACATAATGTATAATGCTAATGGAGTAGTGATATAGGAAAATATTATTCTCCCGTTCAACATAATGCAAGATGCTAGGAGTTGTCTCCACCGTGTGTAACAATGAGACTCAGTATCTCATAATCAAGTAGTTATATTTTTGTAAATTGTGCGTGAATGTGTGTTAATGTGGTGAAAGGTGTTCATCTTCATCACTATTCTCACTGTTCAACATGAGTACAAAATGGGCTAACTAGCTGTATGTGAATATTTATATAGCTAACACAAGACTAAACAGTTCCCTGTATACAATACATTAAGCATTACTATACATATATTAATCAGTATTACTATTACTTATAGTATTATTATTAGTGTTATGTGCTTTAAGACAGTAAATGCTTCCGGAAACCTTTGTAAAATATATAATCTCAATAATAATAATCTCAAAATTTAAACCTTATGAAAATTCATTTAAACTCTAGAAATGGTGTGTATACTGTAAAGTCATACAATAATACATACATAACTGTAGTTACTAAGCGTTATGAAATGCAAGTACCATGCAGTGACTTCAAATGCTTTGCTGGTGGTAGTAATAACCATGATCTTATAACAGCTGAGTCAGATAGATTCCTGTCAGTTGTTAATCCATCAATGTTTGCTCATCAGCAAAACATGATTAACACAATCAAAGAATATGCATACAAAATAGATGAGCTTGATACTAAAATAGCTCAACTAAAAAATGCACCTATTCATGATGAGATAGATGATCATGTTGAAGAAGATGATTTTGATATGTTTGATGAAGCAGATAATAAACAATATGAAAATTGGTATTATCAGAAATCAGAAGAACTTAACAAATACAGAGACAAGATTAGAATATCTGCATCTGAAGTCTATAAACAAAAATTAGACTTTAGTGATCTTCAAATTCATGATGGTATCAAGTTTATCATACAAGCTAAGCATGATGAAACAGACTTTAGATTCTGTTTTGATCCATTTGGATTTGTAGATAACTTTCATAGTTCAATCAGTAATATATACCGTGAGTATGGTTATGGTACTATTAATGGTGGTTGGATTAAAGTTATTGGTAAGAATGTTATTCTATACTATAAGTCTGGTGACTATGGTGTATATGATGACAATATTGCTATTGAAGCAGCATCTAAATTGTTCCCGAATCATAAGATTTCTTCTTATGCTGGTAGACAGTGGGATAATGAATTGACTGTAAAATATGATGATCTGCCTTTTTAACTCACACTACTGAGTCTGTCACAAGAGTAGTATCCTAACAGTATCCTTAACAGGGCTTGAAAGGGGCTTGTGACTTTTTATTAATCTTAAAAATAATCTCAAAATGACAAACTATTACTGGACCATGCAGAATGGTAAG